AATAAGACCGAATTCGCGGCATGGATTGCCGGGGCGGAGCTCCACGCAGACGGCCCCGTGCGCTGCGCGGGGTTCGATACTGTTCGCGGCGTGCGTGTGCCGACCGTCCGCGGCGTGACGGATCCGTATATCCCGATGATCTCCTACACGGAGGAACAGACCGAAGAGTTGGCGTACGGCGCCCTGCGTCGAATCCTCGAGAAGTGCCAGATCGGGAATGATTTCGACATCGGCCTCGAGCGCATCATACGGCGTTCGGGCGACGGGAAGGCCGAGGCGGTGTCCGCGTCACCGAACGCACGCGACGGTGCCCGAACCACGTTCCAGCATGCCGACGAGACGCACCGCTTTACGCTGGACACGCTGAAACGGGGCTGGGGTGTCATGCTGGCGAACCTGAATAAGCGGCCGATCGCGGAGCCATGGGCCCTGGAGACGACCACGGCGCCAGAGCCGGGCATGCAGTCCGTCGCAGAAACCACGATGCTGTACGCGCAGGGCATCGCGGAGAAAGGCACGGGTGCTAAATCGCGGCTGTTCTTCTTCCACCGCCAGGCATCCGAGAAGCACGACCTCGAGACGGAGGCGGGGCTGCGCGCCGCTGTTGTCGAAGCGTCGGGTCCCTATATCAGCAAGTGGAGCGCGATCGATCGCATCGCGGAGGCGTTCCGCGCGCCGGACGCGGACACGGCGTACCTAGAGCGCGTCTGGCTGAATCGCCCCGTGCAGGCGTCTGGGGTCGCTTTCGACGTCTCTCGCTGGCGCGAGCTCGTGCGGCCCGGGTACACGGCGCCGAATGGCGCGGTGATCGCGCTCGGGTTCGACGGGTCACGCTACGAAGACTCGACAGCATTGATCGCGACCGAGATCACGTCAGGGCACCAGTGGCCGCTGGGCATCTGGTCGCACGACGGCAAGCCGAATTGGGAAGTGCCCGTGACGGAAGTCGACGGGATCGTCGCAGACGCGTTCCTGCGCTACACCGTGGCGCGCATGTATTGCGACCCGCCACTCTGGGAAGGATGGGTATCTACGTGGGCGGGCAAGTACAGCCCCGAACGCGTCGTCGAGTGGTGGACGAATCGCCGCAAGCCGATGGCGTACGCGATCCGGTCCTTCGCTGCTGCCATGGCGGCCGGCGAAGTCACGCACGACGGCGACAGGGTCGTTACGTCGCACATGGCCAACGCCCGCAGGCTGTACACGAACCTGGTGGACGAGAAGGGGCAGCGGCTGTGGATCCTGCGCAAAGAGCGGCCCGACAGCCCGATGAAGATCGATGCCGCTGTGGCGTCGGTACTGTCGTGGGAAGCGCGTAACGACGCGTTGGCGGCCGGTCTGGGCGTCGTGCAGAAGTACGAACTGTCCTTTATCGGGTGACCGCCATGGCACTGACCCCGCGGCAACTCGAGATCGCGCAGCTGGTGGCGCGCGGCCTGTCGAATAAGGAGATCGCGCAGAGCACCGGTATCGCCGTGGACACCGTGGAGAACCATATCCGCCAGGCGGCCGAGCGGATTGAGATTGGCGGGCGTCCGCGGCACAAGCTCACCGTATTCGTTCTCAACGCGCCATAGCGGTTTTTAGTCATACCGTGGCCCTTGCCTGTGCCGCACCATTCGGCACATGCGGGCCTATAGCGTCTTCGAGGTCAAGGCGATCGACGATGATCAGCGGATCATCGAAGGGATCGCGACGTCTCCGAAGACCGATCGCATGGGCGACGTCGTGGAGCCCAAGGGCGCGGAGTACGCGCTCCCCCTGCCCTTCCTGTGGCAGCACAAGCAGGACTCACCGATCGGGCACGTCACGAAGGCCGATGTCAGCGAAGACGGCATTCGGGTACGGGTCAAGATCCAGAAGTTCGACGAACCCGGGGCATTGAAGGACCGGTTGGACCTGGCTTGGCAGTCGATCAAGTCGGGGTTAGTCCGGGGTCTGTCAATCGGTTTTACGCCGATCGAATCCGCGGACATCAAAGGCACATGGGGTCAGCGGTTCACCAAATGGGCGTGGCTCGAGCTGTCGGCGGTGACGATCCCCGCGAATGTCGACGCCACCATTTCAGCCATCAAGTCGCACGACACAGAGCCAGCCGCGTCCGGCAAGGCTCCCAAAAATCCCGGCGTCTCGGGTGTGAAGCTGATCAAAAACACCAAAGGAGACGCGAACGTGACTATCACCGAACAGATCAAGCAGTTCGAGGCGACGCGCCAGGCCAAGGCCGCACGCATGTCCGAGCTGATGACAAAGTCGGGCGAAATCGGCGAGACGCTGGACGCCGAGAAGTCCGAAGAGTACGACACGCTGGAAGGAGAAGTCGCCGAGATCGACAAGCACCTCGTGCGCCTGCGCAAGCAGGAGCAGGTCAACAAGACGGCGGCCGTCCCGGTCAACGGCAAGGACACCACCACCGGCGGCGAGTCGCGCAAGGTGACACCGATCACGGTGCGGCCGGTCGTGGACAAGGGCATCGGCTTCGCGCGCTACGCCATGGCGCTGCTGAACTGCAAGGGCAACCGCTACGAAGCGGCGCAGTACGCGCGGCAGACGTGGCCGGATCAGCCCGAAGTCGAGCAGCAGCTGCTGGCGAAGGCCGCTGTCGCAGCTGGTACGACGACAGACTCGGCGTGGGCCGGCCCGCTGGTGCCGATCACGCCGATGGTGAACGAGTTCCTGGAGCTCTTGCGCCCGCAGACGCTCATCGGTCGCATCCAGGGGCTGCGCCGGGTTCCGTTCAACGTCTCGGTCCCGAAGGCCACGAACGGCGGCGCCGTGTCGTGGGTCGGGCAGGCAAAGCCCAAGCCGGTGCGCGCGTTGGCATTCGGTACGGTCACGCTGCCCTTCGCCAAGGCGGCGGGCATCGTCGTGTTGACGAAGGAGCTGGTGAAGCTGTCCAGCCCCAGCGCACAGCAGACGGTGCGCGACACGATGGTCGACACGATGCGCGTGTTCCTCGACACGCAGTTCATCGATCCGACGGTCGCAATCTCGGCGGGCGTCTCGCCTGCTTCGATCACGAACGGCGTCACCGGCACGGCGGCATCGGGCACGGCGGAAGCCAACGCGCGCGCGGATCTTCGCGCTCGTGTCGCGGCGATGGCCGCGCTGGGATACGACGTCAGTCAGCTGACGTGGATCCTGTCCGAGTCGGTGGCGTTCACGCTCGGTACGATGGTGAACGCGCTCGGCCAGCCCGCATTTCCGGGGCTCACGGTCACGGGCGGCAACCTGCTCGGCATTCCGGCGGTGACGTCGCAGCCGACGGGCGCCCAGATCGTGCTCGCGCACGCGAGTTCGATCCTGTACGCCGATGATGGCCAGACCGAGATCGACATCAGCGAGCAGGCATCGGTGCAGATGGACGATGCGCCGACCGACCCGCTCACGTCGACGCAGGTCATGGTGTCGCTGTGGCAGGCCAACCTCGTGGGTCTCCGGTTCGACCGGTTCGCCACGTGGCTGAAGGGACGGACGGATGCAGTCGATCGCATCCACACCGTGGCATACGTCTAGGATCGAATGGGGCGGCGCCGGGAACTGCTGATCGGTTGCGGCCGGCGCCGCACCAAGACGTTGTATCTCGATGCATTCGGGCCCGAGTGGTCCGAGCTGACAACGCTGGACTTGTTTGACACGCACACGCCGGACGTGGTGTGCGATCTGGAAACCCTACCGCTCCCGTTCGCGGACGACTCATTCGATGAGATCCACGCATACGAAGTTCTGGAGCACACCGGGCGACAGGGGGATTGGCGGTTCTTCTTTGCGCAATTCGCTGACTTCTGGCGGATCCTGCGGCCCGATGGCGTGCTCTGCGGAACGTCGCCCGCCCTTGGCAGTCCGTGGCTCTGGGGCGACCCGGGCCATACGCGCGTGATCTCGCCGCAGTCATTCCTGTTTCTGGACCAGCTGCAATACGCGCAGGTGGGCACGACACCAATGACCGATTACCGCGCAGTGTATCGCGGCGACTTCGATCTCGAGGTGTCCGCGGTGAACGGCGACACGTACGGGTACATGCTGCGCGCGCACAAGCCGATCAGAGGCGCCTGATGCAAGTCATGATCGCTATTCCCAGCCATGACATGGTGCCGATGCGGTTCGCTGGCGCATTGGCCGCGCTCTGCGCGTTCCCGGGGCACGCGTTCGCGGGCACACCGGAAATCAATATCCTGCTCAACACTTACGTGTATGACGCACGCGAACGCCTGGCCGAACAGGCTGTCGCGTCTGGTGCATCGCATGTCCTGTGGATCGACTCAGACATGACGTTCCCGCGCGATGCCTTGCTTCGGCTCCTGACACATGACGTGGCTATGGTGGGGATCAACTACTCCACGCGTGTGAGTCCACCGGTGTTTGTGGCCAAGGCAAACGGTGCTCGGGTGCGTACGTCAGGCGGTTCCACAGGCCTCCAAGAGGTGGAAGGCGTGGGATTCGGGCTCGTGCTGATGCGAACCATTGTTCTGGAAATGACCATGGATGCCGGCGCGCCGATTTTTGGTCCCAAGTGGATTCCAGAGCGAAAGCAGTTTATGGGCGAGGACTTCGCGTTTTGCGAGCGCGCGCGCGCGGCGGGCGTCGCCATCTACGTCGACCACGATCTGAGCAAAGAGTGCGCGCATATTGGCGCGCGGGAATTCCGCACCAGCGATGCTCTGGAGGCAACCGCATGAAGATTCGCGCGAAGGCGAACGGAAACATCCTCGATCTGTCGGAGGACGAAGCGCGCCCACTCGTCGAGTGCGGCGTCTACGAGGTCGTGGACGAACCCGAGGCCGTGGCCGACGAGCCAAAGAAGGGCGGCCGCGCGTACAAGCGCCGCGACGTGGTGGCCGAGGACTAAGTGAAGCTGCGCGAGCGGGTGGCGCGGTGGGTCCTGAAATACTCCCCGGTGTTGGACAACCGGGGGTCTTGGTGGCCGTGGATCCATGAGCCGTATACCGGCGCGTGGCAGCGCGGCGACGAGTGGACGACGGACAGCGTTCTCGCGCATCACGCCGTCTATGCGTGCGTGACGCTGATCGCCAGCGACGTGGGCAAGCTGCGTCCGAAACTGATGGAGCAGGACGCGGACGGCATCTGGACCGAGACGCAGAGTGCTGCCTTCTCGCCGGTGCTGCGCAAGCCGAACCACTTCCAGAATCACATCCAGTTCAAAGAGTGGTGGATGATCTCGAAGCTGGCGCACGGCAACACGTATGCGCTGAAAGAGCGGGACAATCGCGGCGTAGTGCGGGCTGAGCATCTGCTCGACCCGGGCCGCGTGAAGCCGCTCGTCGCCCCTGATGGCAGCGTGTTCTACGATCTTGGCCAGGACAACCTGAGCGGCACCACGGGCAACGTGCAGGTGCCGGCCAGCGAGATCATCCATGACCGGATCAACTGCATTTTTCACCCGCTCGTAGGAACGTCGCCCATCTTCGCGTGCGGGGCTGCCGCGAATGTCGGTCTCCAGATCCAGCGGAACTCAGCCAACTTCTTCGGACGCGGCAGTAACCCGTCGGGCGTGCTGACGGCGCCGGGGCTGATCACGAAGGAGCAGTCCGCCGAAATGTCCGCGCTGTGGCTGGCGAATTTCTCAGGAGACAACGCCGGCCGCGTCGCCGTGCTCGGGAACGGGCTCAAGTTCGAACAGCTGCGCATGACGGCCGTGGATTCGCAGCTCATCGAACAACTGCGCTGGACCGCGGAGACCGTGTGTTCAGCCTTCCACGTGCCGCCGTTCAAGATCGGCGTTGGCCAGATGCCGACGTACAGCAACGGCGAGATTCTGGACGCGCGCTACTACTCCGATTGCCTGCAGAGCCATATCGAGCACTTCGAACTGGCGCAGGATGAAGGGCTGGGGCTGACCGAGGCGAAAGAGGGGAAGCAGCTCGGCGTGGAGCTCGATCTCGACGGACTGCTGCGCATGGATACCGCGACCCTGTTCGACACGCTGAGCAAGGGCGTCGGCGGCGGATTCCTGTCGCCCAACGAAGCACGGAAGAAGATCGATCAGAAGCCGCTGAAGGGCGGCCATACGGTCTATCTGCAGCAACAGAATTTCTCGCTCGAAGCGCTGGACCAGCGCGACCGCAACGACCCGTTCGCGAAGCCCGCGCCAAAGCCGGAACCAAAGCCCGACGACGACGACGATGGTGATGCAGCAGCCGAAGAGTTAAGCGCGGCCAGGCTGGTGTTCAAACAAAAAATGAGGGCGGCATGACGACTACTGAACTCGCAGCCGCTCTGGGCGCAGAGCTCCGGGCGATTCTGGACGAAGATCGGCGTGCCCACGCGGAGACGCTGCAACGTCTGCAGACCGAACTGGCAGAGCTCCGTGGCCAGCTCAGGGCCATGCCGAACGGGCCCGCAGGTCCTGGTGGCCCGCAGGGGGACCGTGGCCCTGAAGGGGTTCCAGGCCGCGACGGACGCGATGCCCTGCCTGTCCCC